ATCACAACATATTAACCCTTGACATTCAGTTACAAAAGTGATATAATATACTCATGTCAGAAGTAAAAAAACTATAGCTCAGATTTACAGCAACTATTCGTACAATTCATGTTTACGGATCCCGAACTTTATTCAAGAGTTCGTAGTATCATTAAGCCTGAATACTTTGACCGCGGCATCCGTTCCGTGGTAAAGCAGTTAATCGAACACAGTGATGAATATTCATCTATCCCAAGTCTTGAAATGGTCAAGGCAGAAACGGGAGTGACTGTCGAAAAACTGGATAACATAGACCAGCACATCGATTGGTTTGTTGATGAATTTGAAACTTTCTGCCGACATAAGGCTATTGAGAAGGCTATTATCGATAGTGCTGATTTGTTGGAGACTGGCAAATACGGTGAAGTAGAACTTAGAATCAAGGAAGCAGTTCAAACTGGACTTGCACGTTCTTTAGGTACAGATTATTATGCTGACCCTAGAAGTGTGCTGGAAGGACTGAAAGATAATAACGGTCAAATGACTACAGGCTGGAAAGCCCTTGACGATAAGCTATATGGAGGCATAAATCGTGGGGAGATCACGATTTTCGCAGGGGGCTCTGGCGCAGGCAAATCACTTTTCATGCAAAATATGAGTCTGAATTGGGCAGAGGCTGGTCTAAACTGTGTCTACATCACCTTGGAACTTTCAGAAGCACTCTCAAGTATGCGCATGTATGCAATGCAAACGGATCGAAGTACAAAAGGTATATTTAAGAACTTAGATGAAGTCGAATTACAGGTCAAAGCAAAAGGCAAAAAGTCCGGACAGCTTCGTGTGAAATATCTCCCCTCTGGTTCGACGGTTAATGACATTAGGTCATATCTGAAAGAGTTACAAATCCAAACAGGGAAGAAGGTCGATTGCTTGTGCGTTGATTATCTCGACCTTCTTACTCCTGCGGCTGTTAAAGTATCAGCAAGTGATTTGTTTATTAAAGACAAATATGTTACAGAAGAAATTCGTAACTTTGCTATGGAAACTCAAACAGTTATGGTTACTGCATCACAGTTAAATAGAAGTGCGGTAGAAGAAATCGAATTTGACCATTCTCATATTGCAGGTGGTATATCTAAAATTCAAACAGCGGATAACGTTATTGGTATTTTTACAAGTCACACAATGCGTGAGCGTGGACAATATCAGTTGCAGTTATTAAAAACTCGTTCATCTAGTGGTGTAGGAAGTAAAGTTAATCTAGTTTTTGATAGAGATAGCTTAAGAATTTCAGATGATACATCAGAAGATGATGGACAAACATCATCAAGTGCTACAGACTTGATGGAAAATTTACGTAAGAAAACTACAGTAAATACACAAGAAACGCAAACAGAAGAAAAAACGGATGTTGCAATGAATCTGAGAGCAATGTTAAAGACCAAGACACGTTCTCCTTTTGATGAAAACTGATAAATACAGTTAGAACGGAGAAATATCATGGATAAACCTCGTAGAAGCCTATTTGATGAATTAAATTCTTTAGCTTTTGATAAAGAAAAAGAACGTTTGGTTGAGCAAAAAGGCGAACATATCATATCTGGTGCTATAAATCTTATTGAATTTATTAGCAGAGAGTTTGATGAGGATACTGCAAATGACTTGACCAAGCGTCTAGTTAATAGTATTAGGTCACAAGACCCTAGGAAGTTTAAACGTGGAATAAAAAGTGTCAAGGCTAAAACATAGATGGATTTTGAAGAACAGTTAAATCAATTAAGAAAACTTGCAGGTATATACAAACCATACCAACAGCAAGCCACCCAAGAAAACATATCTTATTCGGGTACTGAAAAATCTCAATATATGAAAAAGCATGATGTTAAGCCAGGAACAGATGAATGGTTTAAATTATGGTTTGCTAGACCACATCTAACAGGCGAAAGCCCGTATGGGGATAAGAAATGAAAATAAGAGAGATTACATTAAGCAAAGGCAGAGAACGTAGGTTTAGAGGACCACGCAAACCTCGTCTTAAGCAAGTAGGCTTTCATAATAAAATGAAAGGTCTGCTAGATTCTGAATTACAGGAAGATAAGAATACGCACTTAGACCACGCAGAAGAACTTGTGTTTATGCATGGTACGTCTGGATTAAAAAGAGTCGTAGACACTTTCACTAAATTATTAAGTACACTTGATGGACAAGGTGGCGGAGACGCTATCACTACGAAATGGGATGGTTCTCCGGCAGTATTTTGCGGAACAGATCCATCAGATGGACAATTCTTTGTAGGCACAAAAGGCGTATTTGCAAAAACACCAAAATTAAATAAATCACAAGCTGACATTGAAAACAATCACCAAGATACTACTAAGAACGGTGAAGAAGTAAGTAAAGCAGGTTTGAGAAATAAGCTATCGGCATCATTAGAGTACCTAAAAGACTTAGGTATTGAGGGTGTTATACAAGGTGACTTATTGTTTACTAAAGGTGATTTGAAAACTGTTAATATAGATGGCAAATCTCATATTGCATTTAAACCAAATACAATCACATACGTTGTACCAGCAGATAGCAAAACAGCAAAAGAAATGCAGTCGGCTGAAATAGGAATTGTGTTTCATACAAGTTATGCAGGCGATAGTCTAGCAGACATGAAAGCATCATTTGGTTATGATT